GGTTATATGGGTCTGTGACAACTTTGGAATTTGACAGCTTAAGTATATCACAGGCTTTTTTATTTTACCTTTTTTTCGTCAAAATGAGTGCTTTTTCGGTAAATCTAAATATCTTTTTCGTCACTTTGCTCAGTATATCGACTTCAACCAACTTATTTAGACAAGGAGCTACCTTTTCAGGCTTGAGATATGGACATTGGAGTATGATGTCTTGGATAGTAAAATCTTTGTCATTCACTTTCATCCACTCATTTAATACTTTGAAAACTATTGCGAATTCTAGACCGTGTTTTAGTGCAATTTCGCTATCAAACTTGTGTTCCATTGTTTTGTACCTCTTTTCTTTTTCTTTTGTTGATAAGAGTATATAGATAGTTAACATTGATTCCTAATCTTCGAGCCATACCTTTTTTAGTTAAGTCGCCTATTTTAACTAGTTCCCATAACTCTTGCCATTTTGCCTCATCAATAGGTGGTCTGCCTTTAAACTTCCCTTTCTTTTGGGCAATTCTGATACCCTCCATTTGACGTTCCTTTATGTAGCCACGCTCTAATTCAGAAATTCCAGCAAATACAGTCAACATGAATTTACCAGCTAAAGTATCAGTGTCTATAGTTTCTTTCTTGCTTATGAACTTAACTTTATTTTTACTTAACTCTTCCACTATGTTGAGCAAATCCCTTGTATTTCTAGCTAACCTTGAAAAACTCTCAACTATCAATGTGTCGCCTTCTCTTAGATACTTGAGCATTTCTTGTAGCTGTGGTCTGTTGGTATCTTTGCCACTTACTTTCTCTTGAAATATCTTTTCTACTTTTGCATCCTGCAAAATCTCGATTTGCCTGTCTAAATTCTGGTCTAATGAACTAACTCGAACATAACCTACTACCATGTTTTTTTACCTCCGTTTTTGATCACTTAACTAGTATAACTTTTTGTTTGATTAAAGTCAATACTTTTTTCAATATTTTTCTTGCTAGTTTAGGAAGTTAAAATGAATAGAAAAACGATATCTAATTTGGGTCTACTTGAATTAAATGTTTTCTAATGATAAAATATACAAGACAATCAAAACACACATTTACTATTGATACATCATGGGACTAATGCAACAGGGGGTCTTTTGGTGAGATCGGTAAAAAATAAAGCAAAAAAAGAATTTATCAAATTTGAAATTTATCAATACCCAAAAACCAAAAAAGACATTGAAACATGGCAACCTTTCTCAACTACAACAGCTGTGATTGACCACAAATGCAAAATTGTAGATGCCGTCGAAAAAGCACTAAAACAAATGGAACAAGACACCGAAAGTGGCATATACAAACAAAAACTAATTAATAATCATTTCTGGGGTAATTCCAACTTAACTGTTGAGGGATTATCTATGATGCAACATGTACATAAGAATACCGCCCACAACTGGATTAATGAATTTGTAAATAAGGTAGGTGCTAATCTTGGACTCTTCGATTACTATTGACGAATACATACTCGCATCTCATAAACTAGCTAAAGAAAAGGGTTTCTGGGATAAACCAAGGGAACTTCCAGAACTTGTAGCATTGTGTCATTCTGAACTTTCGGAGGCTTTAGAACAAGCTAGAGAGGGTTTTGAACCTAATTATGAGTATACGGACGACAAAGACAAACCATGCGGAATACCTAGTGAATTAGCGGATTGCTGTATTAGAATATTCGATATTTGTGGATATTTCGGAATAGATTTAGACGGTGCAATATTGGAAAAATTAAAATACAATTCCAAAAGAGAACGCAAGCATGGAAAAGAATTCTAAAAATGAACCAAACCCCAAGAGAGGGGTTTTTTTGACTATCACAAAACTTCACATTTATTAAGAACATACACAAGCATAGTCATTTTAAAATTTAAAAACACCCCAAAATCACAAATCTAACACAAACCTTTGCAGATCGTATTGAACACTAAATCCTTGTCCAAGCCTTTGTAAAGCTCTTGGTAGTCTGTAGCCAAGCTAACCTCAAAATCACTTACCATATAGACTAATGATGTCAAAGTTTTTCTAGAATCCCTTAGTTTGTTGATCTCAACATATTGCTTTAATTCGTTCAGAACTTTCCAAATCCTTTTCAACTTCATCAACACTGGCTTGATCTCTTGTTTTAGTTGATTCACATTGATCACCTCTTCCTCTATGTATTCAGTGAGATAGTCTGTAGGCGACTTAATACTTCCATCCTCGTGTACTCCCCATTGAGAGAGAGCCTTGTATTTGTGCATTAGCTCATTCCCATTTTCCATTTAGGAGATACTCCCTGATCATTTGATTTTCTGGTTTTATGACAGTGTCCTTGTGATTCTCAAATATGTATTGCCTGATTAATTTGACATTGAAATCCCTGAGTTTTTGTTTCTCTAGATATTGGCTATTCACCGAACTCATCCTCCTCTTCAAATAGTTCTTTCTCTAGTTTTATTTCATGGTACAACCTAAACATTTCTTCTGTAGCTGGCAACTCATAACAATTCAACTCTTCTAGCATTCCAGTGTCGCTCAAGTATTCCAATAGGTCGTGTCCTTTCCATGTCAATTCACCACGGAGGTTAATATATTTCTCTTCATTCAGCATAAAAACGTGTGCTAATGTATCTTCGTGTGTAATATCTGTCATATCTGCGTTGGATTCCAGTGTCACTAGTATCTGTCTAATTAGTTTCCAATTTCTTCTCATTTAACATTCCTCCGTGAAATACTGTAGAAAAGCTTCAGCGAATGTTTCCATAGCTCCAAAACAAGCTCTTTGTGAAATCAAATGGTCTGCGTTCTTCTCAAACTTCTTGCTACTTGGGAATGTCTTATCTCTTTTGATATCACCTGCAAGGTCACCGAATGGTGAATCGTCCCCTCTATATTGTTTCATCCATGTTTTGAATGTCATAATTTCTTAACCTCCACCATCTTTCCAATATGTTCATCAACCTTTTTGTTTAGCGTTTCTCTTAATAGTTTCCAGCATTCTGTTTTAGAACATCCTTTTTTAGACATTCTAGTTTCAAACCTCTTGATAAAGTCCAATACTTCTTTTCTTACAATATATTCTCTAACTTCTTGTCGTTTTAATTCTTCGTTCACTCTATCCGTCCAATCATCGAAAGTTTGAGAAATGTTGTCTAGTTCCTGTTCGAATTTCCCTAAGTTTCCCTCATGGTCTAGTACATCCAACAGGTTGCAAAGTTGGTCTTCTGTGTCGATAAGAGCTTGTTTAAGTGGTTTCATTTTTTTACCTCATTTCCTTAATATTCAAAGTATTTTTGCTATTCAAATAGAATCTGAGTCCGCTTTTCTTCAGAGCTTTGAATGTTTCACTATCTATTTTGATATCGAATATGTCTATATTTAATCCACAATCATCCAAACCTATTTTATATGCTTTTTGACATTTTAGGTTTAGCAATTCTAATAATGTTTCTTCAAAATCGTTTGAGTATAAGACTTTGTCTAGTACTTCTGTATTTTTCAATTGATGTACGGTGAAATTTGCAACACAACCGTATTCTTTAACCGCTGATTCTATATCTTCCATTTCATCTGGCACGTTGTCTGGTTTGAATGTTATTAAAAAATGTCCCATTACATATGACTGAATACTTTTAATACAATTGAATCTACTTAACATTTTTTCGCTAAATTCTTTTAATTCCATTTTATTTACCTCATTTTTTATTAATTTCCGGCCTGCTCTAGAATCCGCTTGTTTACTGGTTTTTACCCCCATTTTTAGCCAACTTTTGGTCTGGTTTTTTACTACATTCAAACTACATACAAACTACAGTCAGATTAGTTGTCTGTTGCCCAAAGGCTAGCTCTTTACTACCTCCGTGGGTTTTCCGCGTAACTACATTCAAAATTTTCCTACCTTATATACGTTATATATTTATTATTTATTTTATTTTCTCTCTTTTTTATCTCTTACCTTTTCTTAACGTACTAAAGGTGTATTATTTCTTGTCTGTAGTTAACCCTTGCCAAAGGCTCAACCATGCTACTTAGACCTAACTACATTCAATTTTCTGCTTGTCTGCGGTTGTCTGCGGAATCGCTTACTAGAGCCAATCTCAAAATTTTGTCTGCGGTTTTCTCTGCGGTTGGCAATATAAAGGTTGTCATTCTTTTGCTTGAACCTGCCCATTGTCTAAAAGTTTCATAACCTTGTTTTTTTAACCTCCTTGAAAAGTGTTTAATATTGACTGGCTTTAAACCACCACTTCTGCACCAATCCACATACTCTGAATAAGCGATTTGAATCTCGGTTTCTACACAAATCTCATTATCTTGTTCCCAACTTAAAACGCTATCGTTGTCGATATGGTATTTCTTTGTAGCTAACTTGATACAATCGCATTCACTAATCTTAATATGGTTAGCAAATATCCTCTCAATACCCTCTAAACCTAATTTCAATATGTATTCCTTAGCACTTTTGGTTGTTAGTTTATCCAGTAAATAAAAGTCCACTTCACCAACTACCCCATCAAAAGGAACGACTTGTAGTCTTCTAATCAAGCCAAAACTCTTGTCTTTGAAACTCGGTGGGTCGTTTGAGGTAAAGATTAAGGTAGCAGAATTCACCATTGGTACTGGTGACTCATAAAGAGCTTTAGTGGTTATGCTATTACCAGATGCAAGGGATTTTAAGTTTTTAGATTTCTCAAGATGAATGTTATCTGCATCATCACAAATGTTAACTAGTTTTCCAATTAGCTCGTTCACGAATACCAAAGAATCAAAATCATCAAAATCTACACAAGATGTCAAATGACCAGCAAAACTCTTGACCATTTCTATAAATGTACTTTTTCCATTGCTACCCTCACCAGTTAAGAAAAAGAATGAATGCGGAAACCCTCTAGTCATCAATACATGCCCTAACATTTCCTCTAATACATTCCTTAAATCTCTTCTATTACAAGACACAAAATTCAAGAAATTATCTACATGTTCATCGTATGCTTGGGGGTTATAAGTTAATGGTAGGTTGAATATTGTGAATTTGGTTTTATCCTGAGTTTCTCTGAATTTTCCATCCTCAATAACCCCGTTCTCTAGCTGTACATGAAACTTCAAATCATCATCCTCCCACTGAGCATAGGACGGAATAAGGATTTTCAAGTCGCTCCACTTTCTAACAGATACCTTTTTAGTTTCTAAAATCTTCTTATACAACGCTTTCTTATTAACTGAAAATGCTAATCCATCCTGCCAATATAACCTGTCTTTGTAGAAATGAATGTTAAGTTGTTTGCAAATACCCTTAGCTAATTCGTGAATATCCTCTTTAGTTTTCTTAGGCTTTTTCCCTTTCCCGTTGTGTTCCATAGCACTCAAAAACACCGAACCTAACTCTTTTTCACTAATAGGCTCATCAAAAATAACATTGTTTATTAAATCGGTCATTTTTTTCTTATCTAGCTCTGGATATTGTTCTTTCATTAAGAGGATATGTTCAAAAAGAGCCTGATTCCTACCATCGCCTTGTTTCTTTCCTGCTAGTGTTGACTTAACATGCAACAAAGGATACAATGGAATCGGTAATAAAGGCAATTTTGTTAAGTCAAAAGGTTGGTTACAATTTCTCATAACTCCGTTTTTCTTGACTATAACATAAGCTCTATTACCTAAAATGTAGTCAACTTGTAGACCACAAAGGCTATGTTTATCTGCTCCTTTTTTCATAGCAAAGTTAGTTGGTAGCGTGTAGTAAAGGTGAACTCCCTTATCTGTGTTTACACATAGTGTAGGGTGTTTGTCTTTTAACCACTTTATGTAATGAATCTCATTAGGATTATCACCGTCAAAGTCTACAACTACCACATTTTCTGGCAATAAAACACCAGCATTTTTCCATTCTGGGTCAATAATTTCTTTTGCGTATTTCACATCTACTTTATTTACAGCGGGACTTTTATCGTCTTTCAATGGTATATAATACATTCGGACACCTCCAATGTTCATGAAAATTAAAGTATGGCGGACGACTCCGCCTTTTTGGTTCACATTATTTTGTAGTTTAAAAAGTCACCTTTTCGGCTTACTTGCACGGTTACTTCTTTACCAACACAAGGTTCTAGTACTTCGCATAGTGTTTCAAGGTCTAAATTCTGTTTATATACAAATTTTCCTGTTAATTTTTTAGACAAACGAACAATTTTCTCAAGGCTTTTTTCAAGAGCTTTCTCACTGAAATAATACGGAACACGAACAAATTTTCCAGCTTTCTCACAAGTGATTGAAATATAAGGTGTATCGTTTTTGGTTGTTCACCTTATTTCTTATTTTAGTTATCGTCATCTCATGAAAACCTATGCCTAATTCTTCCTCTTCTTCCTCTTCCATCATGTATTTGGTAACTAAATCATCTAAAAACAAATTACTCATCTAACTGTTAACCTCACATATCCTTTAATTTTTGATTTGTTAATTTTCTTGTACTTCTCGTAAATATCGGGTTTCTCTTTAGCTAATTTCTTACTGTCTACTGTGATTGTCGTTTTTTCGTGTGGGTCTACCTTAGTAATTTTTATGGACTGGTCACTATATTGTTTTATCCCCCTTTCACTAAATATTTGGTAAATTTCCTTTTTAGCTGAGTCCAATTCATTTTCAAGCTCCTTATAAAAGTTAATTTTGCGTTGTAATAGCGTGACACCAGTACTTTTCAGCACTAATTTGTTCCCATAAAAAATTTCATTGAATTCCCGCTGACTCATTTTTGGATTAGCTTTCAGCATTTCGGACGCTTTCTTAAATCGCTCTATTGTGGGTAGAATATTTTTAAAATATTTTGGATCTCTTTTGATTTCGTGTATTGTTAGATTCTCTTCCTCTAGAAATGTTTCAAAATAGGTATCGTCCCGCTGAATACTGTACGATAAACCCGTGTAGAACATAAACGGTCGTGTATAAACCGCTAGCAGACAAGTCTTTATTCCATATCTTTGATAAGCTAATTCCAAATAAAACTGTACTTGGTGCATGTATTTATTGATGTCTACGTCTTCACCGCATGTTTTTATTTCTAGTATTTTCTTAGCATTCATATCGATCCCGTCAAGGTTTCCACGGTATTTGTTTTCTTCGTCAATAATGCAATGCTCTACAAACTCATAATTTTTATTAATATGTTTTCTTATTTCGGATTCCATGAGTTCGCCGTATCTTGTGTACTTGTTGCCGTCAAAATAAGACTCTGTTAATCCTGCTTTATGTAGGGCAAATGTATATACACTTGAATGGTACTGTGGGTCAATTATTTCTCTAACGTCACTACCCCCAATGTAGATATCGCGGTTTTCTGTCACGCTTTTATTTGCCATCCTTGAACCACCTCTCAAAACAAAAATCTTCTTTATTCGACAACGACTTATAAATTTCTTCTTCTATAGTTTCGTGAGTATTCAGTCGATAAATGGTCACCTTTTTCCCTTGCCCTAACCTATGTACTCGACCTATGGCTTGATAATAGTCTGTGTATGATTCGGGCGGTGAAAAGAAAATTATTTTATCGGCATAGGTAAATTCGATACCCTCGCTACCGCTTTTATAGTTTGCAAGAGTGATAGAATTTTTCGTGGTGTTCCACTCTGGCTCTTTTGGATAATTTTTTTCATAACCATTGCACTCAAAAACTGTTTTATCTTTTAATACTTTTTTAAGCTCTTCTAATTCTGAATTGTAGTTATAAAATATAATTATGTTCCCGCTGATATCTTCCAAAAGTTCTTTTATATACTCCGTTTTGCTCCAAGTAGAAACATTGGCTCTCAATCCGTGTCGCCATGCAAACATATTGTCGTAAATATTGTCTTTGTAAATTCTTGCTGTTTTTATTTTGTTGTATTTGTAGCTAGGTGAAAATCGAACCTCTTTTTCTATTAATTCGGGTAGGTCAAATGCGTCTTCTTTATTTACTCTTTTTGAGATGTTTTGCCAAAATTTACCTAAACTTTTTGTATTTCTCCACCCCACGATTTCTGGATATCCTCGGCTATTGTCCGTTATGGTGTACGCTTTCATGAATTGAGTTTTATTGCGTACAAATCCAAACATTTTTAAATAGTTTATTGAGTCAATCCATCCATTGGTTAAAGGGGTAGCGGTCAACAGAATGAATCCCACACAATAGTTTTTAGTAATTGAGAATGCTATTTTCCCAAATACACCTGTGCTGTTTTTTATCCTATGTGCCTCATCAAATATTACAAATCCATTTTTCTCATTTAAGTAATTGTCTTTAATTTTGTTATAACTAACTACTTTAACTGGACTTGTTATCTTGAATTTTTCTATTGCTCGTTGCCACCCGCCCTCTTTTACCTTGCTCGCTGGTGCATAAATTGTTAATGGTAAACCCTCGTAAAACACCTGATAATGAGTTAATCCCATGATTGTTTTTCCTGTTCCTGTGTCCATATCGTAAATCCAGTTTTTTTTCACACTTCTAAAATAATCCTGCTGGTAGTCATACAATCTGGGTATCATTTGATTACCTCTTTTACATCTTCCAAATTTCGGGCAACAATAGAAACACCACCTGCGTCACTGATAGCTTTTAAGTTATATTTTTGTAATTCACTTAGCACGCCTACGGGTGTCTTTACTTCGATTGCAACAAATTTACCATGCCAACATGCCAAAATATCTGGCACACCAACTTTGGTAAACTTATTAGCGTGATGTTTTATGTACCATACACCTATACTCGCTAAATATTTTTTTATAGTGTTTTCAATTTGTTTTTCACGCATAACAATTAATCATGCTTGCGTTCTTAGATTTGTTCTACAAAAGATGTGGATTAAGAAGTGTGATAATTTTAGTTACGTACATTCTAACTCTCACTACCAAACATTGTCAATAGGTATTCACGGTTTAAAACATTAGTTCTGAATTCTTCGTCTAACACTTCGCACAATTTTACGAACCTTTTTATCGGCATATTGTCTAATTGTGTTTTACTATTCTCTAAAGTTAGATATCTTTGTTTGCCTAACTCCAATTTTTCGGCAAGTTTTGTTTGAGAATATCCTAATCTGAGTCTTGCAAGTTTTAATTCCATTGTAAAGTCTTTCATTATTTTGTCTCCTTAATGTTGTAAAATTCTGCTAATACCATTTTTTCCAATAATTTGTTTAATTCGTATTCCCCATATTTAAAATCTTCGCCCGATTCTACTTGTTTAACTTTAAAAACTTTGTTCTTTCTTAGTACTTGAGTTAATAAAATTATTTCTTTTTCGTATATCCTTAATTCTGCAAATCCAAATTCTTCAACTCCGTAATAATCCATTATCACTTGATATCTGCCACGTGGTAGTGTGTGAATAGTTTTAATGAGTTTATAACCTGTCATTTTTTTTCCTCTGTTATCGCCCCATACTGAACCTATAAACCGTCATTTGCTCTGTAAAGTCCAATTTTTCGTAAATTTGTTGTATTTTCTCGTGTGTCTCTTCGTTGTCTTGTGATTCACAGTATTCCAAAAATTCCTCATCGGTTTCTATTAGTTTAAAAAATCTTCCTCTGTTGTCTTCGTATAAATTAGCTACTAAATTTGTCATTTTTTTACCTCTTTTTTTATTTATTAAAATCCCAATTGAATTTAAATACAATTTTGTTATTACCATATGGGCAAATTGCGGTTATCTCATTGACCATGTAACCTACATGAGGAATAATTTTATTTGCGTTTATATGATTAAAATAATCATCTTCGTTTAATGTTTGTATATTTTCTTTTATTTCAATCCATTCTGTATCGCTTTTTTTATAATTTATTGTCGTCAGTTTTATTTCCATTATTTTTTACCTCTTATTTTTGTTGACTTTTCCAATGATTTCAGTATTAATTTGTTGTAAAATCTGTTTAATTGCTTTAGGTTTTTAAAGTTTTTTGTTTTGTATCTGCCTGTTTTTGGATTATCTATAGATATGCTAAATTCGTCACCATGCCTAAAAATTAAATACCCAATACGTGTATCGCAATTTGTAAAATGTGCCATTAGTTCTATATCCAGTGATTCTAGCGTTATATTCATTTTTTTACCTCTTGTTCTGCCTTTCTTATTTTGTCTTTTATTATGTAATATTTGTCCCAAATTAGGTTAATTCTGTCGCTCAAATCCATTATTAAATATGATAATTCTTCAATTTCTTCTTTAAATTCTTTTAAATCCATTTTTTACCTCGTTCGTAATACATTTTTCCGTTGTCATCGTATCTAATCAAATGCTCGTATTCTCTTTCTGATTCTTTAAAATCTTTTTTTACTTCTACATTTTTTTCTCGTGTTTCGCAGTATTGACGTAAAAATTCTGCTCGTTGTTTTTTGTTTTTCCAATCTATTTTAAATTTTTCATCACCTCCGCATTTTGTGTTGTCTTCCTCGTTGAATACGTCAAACCATTTTGGATTAAAATCATCCCATGCCACTATAAATTTTTTTCCCCGTCTGTTGCAATTGCGTATAAATGTTCAGTAGTCCAATTATTTACATCTAATACTCGTGCTAGAATTTTTTTATATTGTTTAAATTCGCTTGTGATTGTTAATGTTGTTTTTTTCATTATTTTTTTACCTCTTCTAAATTGTTGTAAAACATTTCTGCTGTTTCCATGATTTGCTGAAAATATAAACTGTCCGAACCATCTCTCCATGCATAACTTGAGTAATAATTTACGTTGTTCGGATATGGTGTTTTATTTTTGTCGTTCCAATCTATATCAACATTATCAAAAATTAATATATATTTGCCGTCTTTTTCCAAATTTTCTTCGTATTTTTCAAAATCGCTATAATTTTTCACTTCTATTGTTTGATAATATAAATTCCCGCTGAGAATTTCCAAATATACCGCACAAAATTTTCCGTCGTTCATATCATGTTCTAACTGTTGGTATTCTCTTTCGTCTATAAAATCTACCCGTATTTCTGGATAATTTAAGTTTTTAAAAATTTTTATTCCTGTTGTGTCTATATACATTGTTTTTACCTCTTTTTATGTTAGAATTATTTCAGTTCTTCTTTTAATTAGTTAATGATCTGACGGGGCTTAATCGCCCCATTTTTAATTTATTGATTTTGAATTATGAAACCGCCCTCAAATGGTATATACACAAAATTTGCACGTAACTCTTCAATGCTTTTTATGTTTGGATAATCTGCATTAAATTCGCCCAAATCTGAATATTCGGTGTATTCTACACGTATTGCTATTCTGTCCAGCTCTATTTCTACACCTGTTTCTTGTTCGTACTGCGTAAAATAATCATATAAAGCACTTTTGCCCTCTTCTGAAAAATCATCTTCCATTACTTTTATAAAATCGTTTTTATATATTGTTTTCTTCATTGTTTTTTTACCTCTGTTTATTTTTTTGTTAAAATTATTTTAGGTTTTTATCGGTGGGGGTTGATTCACCCCCAAATTATTTACACGATATATAAAGTGTCATCGCCTTTTACTTTGTAAAATATTTCCTCGTGCGTGTTTGGTGGATAATATCCGCCTTCTTGCTCATCGTCTTCCACTTCTTCAATTTTAAAGTAACAAATATTTTCGGGTTTTTCCCCTGTTAATTCCATAATTGATTTGTATTCCTCTGCGGTTAGGTTTAATTGTTTTAATATTTTTTCATTCATTGTTTTTAATCCTCTTTTTTTGTTGTATAATACTGTTGAAAAGTTTTGTGCCATCTAGCTTATTGCTCTGTGGCTTTTTTTGTATCTGTGTGTGTCAAGGTATTCAATCCACCCGCACTCTTCGTAAAGGTCTTGGATTGTTTCGTGATTCATTAAATCGTCATGGTCTTCACAATAGTTTATTATCTCGTCATCGTCTTCTAATTTAATCCAGAATTGCCCTAAATCATCTCGGTGTAATTGGTCTATAATATTTTCCATTGTTTCTCTCCTTGGGGCATATTCGCCCCATACATTTTGAGTTATAATTTGTTTATGTTATTTATTGTTGGCGTTTATACGTACGGTGTATATTCGTCGGCGTTTTCTTTTCTGATTAGGTTTCTAATATCGCACCGTGTTAACATTTTGTAAAACATACCGCACTCTCGCTCGTCATAAAGATTGCGTAAAACTTGTACCCGCTCTAACTCGTTTGGATAATTTTTTATCTCGTTGTGGTCGTAATGAAATTCCTCTACAAGTACCCACAGTTGCCCCATATGGTCTACTAATAATCCTCGGTCAAGGTTTTTATATCTGTCCATATCGTTTTTGTTCTTTTCTCGTAAATACCTGTTTTCGCTTGATAAAAAACGCATATCCTCTAAAGTTCTAGCAAGTTCCGATAATAATTCCCTGTTTTTTTCCCTTTCTTCGTGGTATTTTATTAAAGTTTGTTCGTATTTGTTTTCCATTTGTTTTATTCTCTCCCTAATAAATAATTAACAATTTTTTTACGCTCTTCCCACAATTTGTCGTTTTCTTCTTGTTCTTTTATTAATAATTCGTATTGACTTATAACCTTTTCGTATTTTTTTTCTAATTCTCTTTCCATTTGTTTTACCTCATTTTTTTAATTATTCCCCCCGTTGGGGGGGCTTGTTTTAGCAAACTTTTTGAATTCTGTTAAAATCAAATTGCGTGCATATTTTCGATTGTCTGTCTGGACTTATTGAGTTTACTTCGGTTGTTATGTACCCTTTGCACGTGTAATTCTTTTTATGTGTTTCTCTCGCTCCAATAACTTTAAATAGGTTTTTTGCGTCTACATAGTTTGTGTAATAATCTTCGGTAACGTTTTTCTTTTGCTCGTCTTGTTGAATCCACTTCGAACCGTTTTTAATATATTTTGTTGTAGTCGCTGTTATTTGATAGTTCATTTTTTGTTCCTCTCTTTTTTTAGTTATTTTTGGTCTTCTTGAGTTCGCTTTTGTTTACTTTTGATGTTCACCTCCTCAACTCTTGATATATACATTATAAACCTTTTACGTATTAAATGTTACCTTTTTGCGACTGTATTTTAACTAAAGATTTTGCTTTTTTTCTATCTTTCCCACAACTGTGCTATTACTGTCGTGAAACGTGTCAACCATGCGGGTTACGTGTCTTTTTGTAGTAATTCCCGCTGTCACTACTTTGTGATACTTTTGTGATTTCTGTACGTTTGTAGGCTTTAGAATGTATTAAAAAGAGGTGAACATATTTGGTAGTAATAAGGAACAAGAACCTCGACGGGGACTACAATACATTAGCAAATAAACCGTCCATAAACGGTGTGGAACTCTCGGGCAATAAGACGGCTAGCGACTTGGGTTTGGATGTTGACGGGGATTACTTGGCGACTTCTGGTGGCACTCTTACTGGCTCGCTTACTTTTGATGATGCTGGAATAATTGATGTGGACTACATAGACTGTAACACGGGAGCAACAAGCACAACAAAGGTAGGGCGGATGCGTTGGAACAATACCGACAAGTGCTGGGAGTTTGACGCAACTACAAACAGTACAAACCAGATAGGGCAAGAGCTATGGGCAAGGGTACGCAATGATACTGGGTCAACAATAGACAACGGCACGGCGGTGTATGTATCGGGAGCTATAGGCAACCGACCAACGATCGCAAAAGCTCGGGCAGACTCTGAGTCTACTTGCCTTAAGTTTCTTGGGTTGACCACTGATGCTATTGACCACAATTCGGACGGGTTCGTGACTGTTCTTGGCACTGTGCGTGGTGTTGACACTAATTCATATACGGCGGGCGACACTCTTTATTTATCCGAAACAACAGCGGGAGGATTCCGCACAACTAGACCAGATGCACCGAACACCACAGTTGTAGTGGGAATGGTAAAGACCAAAAGCGGAACGGGTGAAATAGCGGTTCAACCTCGTATACTTCCAACAATTGAACGTCTATCCAATGTATATACAACTGGGTTAACTTCTGGGGACTACTTAAAGTACAGCGGGACAAGGTGGGAGAACAGCACCACAGACATATACAAGACTTTTGCGGGATTCGTAAACCGTACAGACTCTGCAATTTCTGTGAATGGCTCGGGGGTTGTTACTCTTGCACCGGCGGTGACGTCTTACACTGTATACACAATGGGTGTCAAGCACGTTTTAACCAATACTCAAACGGTCACAGTGACAGCAGACCAAACATTGACTTACATTTATTTAGATTCAGCGGGAGTATTGCAAAAAGACACCAGTGCATGGGACTTGACCAGCGGGACTAACATTCCAGTTTCCATAGTATTCAAAGACGGTAACACGTACGCAATGACAGACGAACGCCACGGACACGAAAGAAACAAAGCATGGCACAACTGGTCACACAACAACATTGGGGCAATGTACAAGAGTGGCTTAACAGGTACATTTGGGAATACAACGCTCAGCGTGACACAGGGAGTCATATATGATGAGGACATAAAGTTTGATACAG